CCTTTGACTATATTAAAGTGCACCCCGGCACAACATCCACAGCCGCGAGCCGTGATCTAGCCAAACACGGGTTCAAAGAGTCATCAGTCACGGCACTCATGGCGCAGTTCGTTCGTGCGGGTCTTGCTGTGCGAGATAACAACCACGGCTATCGCGTTACTGTGGACGAGTACACACCTATGAAGGCAAGCGCTAAGTATGCCAAGAAGGTCAAAGCGCCTACGAAAGTCAAGCCAGCGACCACTAACGACCACAAGCGACCACTAGCGACCGCAGGCGATGGCATTGCCGCGCTACATCCCGAAGCTACGAGCAAGCGCGTTGTGAATACTATTGTGTTCGGTAAGCCTCCAGAAGAAGTTATCAAACACATGAACGTGATACAAGCACGCGAGTTGTATGACTACCTCAAGAAAATGTTTGGAGGTTGATATGGACTCGATACAACTGCAAAATGAATTGGTTGACGGCTTGACTCAAGAACTGTGTAAAGTTATTGAGCGTTACGAAGGCACGATACGCGCCACTACTGTGCTAGGCGTGTTGGAAATAGTTAAGCACAGTATTCTTTTAGAAATTATGGAGGACTAGCATGAGAGAAGATCAAAAGCAACAAGCGTTTCCAGACGATGGGCATTTTGGCATCAGTATTCGTGACTACTTTGCGGCGCGAGCTATGCAAGGTATGTTCAGCAATTCTGAACTGACAACAGTAGTAAATTCACACGACCAGTTTGCGGAGTTATCTTACAGAATGGCAGACGCCATGTTGAGAGCGAGGGAACATGACACAAGATGAAGTACTTGAAACGCTACGTCAAGCTGTGCGCAATCACACGCTAGAAGAAGTTGCGCTTGCGTTTGATGCTATGAAAAACTTTGGGGATACTGCCGCAAGTTTTGCGCAGTATGTCCGAGAGATGAAGAGTGAAGAGTAATCACAATATCATTCGAGATACACTCAAACAACACCCCGATGGTTTGAAGTCAAGCGATATATCTAGGCTCACGGGCATAGACAAGCGTGTTGTCAACAAAGCATTGGAGAGTGTGTTTGGGGTGTACGTCGATCGGTGGGAGAAGTCAACTCACCGCAATACACTAGCCGCAATCTGGGTCGTCGTTGACGTGCCTGAGAACTGCCCAAAGCCTAACTACACAGGCAGAAGAAGTGTAAAAGAATCCAAGGACTGACGTGTGTTGATAAGGCGATTTGTGCAAGCCTAGTAGATGCGACCACACTTTGTCGGCAACAAGGGGCGTCAGTCCTTTGAAGAATTACCTCTTGTTGCCATTCCGCAACGCGATACGAGGGGGCGCGTAATCTACTTTACCCCCTCGCCTAATTAACAGGAGGTTGACATGTCAACACCAGAAGTAAAAGTCAAGAAGCAAATACGTAAGATACTAGATGAGTTGGGTGTGTACTACGCCATGCCCATCGGGACAGGATACGGGAACTCAGGGGTGCCTGACTTCCTTGTATGTGCTAACGGCAAGTTCGTTGGCATTGAAGCAAAAGCGGGTAAGGGTAAAACCACCGCTCTACAAGAAGCCCATCTGAGCCGCATACGTGGCGCAGGGGGGATAGCCGTTGTCATCAATGAGGACAACATACAAACTTTAAAGGAGGTCTTATCATGACCAAAGACATAGAGGAAACACGCGAACGTCGGGCTCAACAGCAGAAAGTGGAAGCCGCAGTAGACGAATTGATGGAACTGATGGGTGATAAAGAGGTGAACATAGGCATCTCTGCACTTTTAAGCTACCTGTGTACGCTTGCATACAAGACGGGCTACCCCCGCGATAAGTTAATCGCGTACATCACCACGCTCTACGAAATGCATGAGAAGAAAAAATCATGAGCGAAGCAATGTCACAAGAAGAGTTAGAGCACCGTATTAACAAGATGTCAGACGAAGAGCAGGCGCACTTCAAGTTGTTGATATACAAGTTGGTGATGTGTTATGGAGAAGGCAACGCGCAAGGCGTTGTCATCATTGGACGCGCAGAGGATGCGTTTGCAGGAGTCGTTACCCTAAACTGTAACGAGATGGAGGCGTCGCAACTCATGTTGGCGGCAAACGATTTTTTCGGCTTTCTCAACGTCCTCGACGCACCACCCAAGGAGAACTTTAATTGACACAAGATGAAATCCTAGCAACGCTACACAGAGTGGTGCAAGAGAACAAGCACTACACAACGTGGACTGTATCAACGCCACACTTAGTGGCTTTGGTTAACTTAGCCATTGAGCAGGAGCGTGAGGAGTGCGCAAAGATTGCAGAGATAGCAGAGCCGTACACGTGTGCTGATCTTATCCGAGCAAGGGGTCAGTCATGACCAAACCATACGACAAAATAATAACCATCGACTTTGAGACGTACTGGGATAGCAAAGAGTACACGCTCAGTAAGATGACAACAGAGGAGTACATACGCCATGATAAATTCAGAGCGTTCGGAGCTTGCGTCCATGTATACGGAAGCGATGAACCAATTAGATGGTTTGGAGATACAGAGTTACGTGCGTACCTTGATGGGGTTGATTGGGGACGAACCGCAGTGCTTGCCCACAACGCACAGTTCGATGTATCAATTATGGAGTGGAGATATAACGCCCGACCATGTTTCATCTTTGATACGTTATCAATGGGACGAGCGCTTCGAGGAGTTGAAGTCGGCAACTCCCTTGCAAAATTGGCCTCCGATTATTCCCTCCCCCCAAAAGGCAATGCTGTTTACTCCACTAACGGACTATCAGTACTCACGCCGGAAATTGAAAAAGAGCTTGCCGACTACTGCGCCCATGATGTATTTCTGTGCGAGGAGATATTCAAACGACTTGTTAAAGGCTACCCTGCGAAAGAGCTACGGCTCATCGACATGACGCTCAAGATGTACACGCGTCCGCTGTTGCAATTAGACCAACAAATGTTAATCAAGGCACTAGCCGAGGAAGGAACTGCTCGTGAACAACTATTACAGAGGCTCGGCGTGGAGGATGCTGAGTTGGCATCGAACCCAAAGTTTGCTGAACTACTTACGAAACTCGGAGTTGTTCCGCCTACCAAGACGAGTAAAACCACAGGCAAGACGACCCTCGCGCTTGCAAAGAACGACGCCCTTTTTCAAACGCTACTCAACAGTGAACGTGAAGACGTTGCCCTACTTTGTCAAGCGCGTCTTAAGGTTAAATCAACCACTGAGCGAACGCGTGCCCAAAGATTCCTTGACATCGGCAAACGCGGCACGCTCCCAGTTCCGCTCTCGTACTACGGGGCGCAGACGGGTAGGTGGACAGCGGCCAAAGGCTCGGCCATCAACATGCAAAACCTCAAGCGAGGTTCGTTCCTACGTAAAGCAATTATGGCTCCAGAGGGGTATCAACTCGTCGTCGGTGATCTCTCGCAGATTGAGCCGCGAGTCCTCGCGTGGCTTTCGGATTACGAAGATATGCTTGACATCTTCCGCGCAGGGGGTGACCCTTATGCCGCGTTCGGGGCTCAGATGTTCAACATACATGGGCTTACCAAAGACTCGCATCCAGACCTTCGCCAATCTGCTAAATCAGCGCTACTCGGGTGCGGCTATGGCCTTGGTTGGGCGTCCTTTGCTTCGCAACTACTTGTCGGATTCCTCGGTGCACCGCCAGTCAGGTATTCGCGAGACTTCGCAAAGCAGTTAGGTGTTGGCTCGGAGTATGCGCAAGCTTTTGTGAAGTTGACTGACATCGATACCAAGCTGTTGGAGATACCGCACACCTGCTCAACTGAAGATCTTTTAAACCACGTACTTGCGGCCAAAGCTATCATAGACACGTATAGGAGCACTGCGTACCCTGTTGTAGCGTTCTGGAGTCTCTGTGAAACAGCTTTACACAGGGCGCTTGTAAAGGGTGAAGAACTGGTGTATAAATGTATTACGTTCCGCAAAGGTGAGATAGAATTACCAAACGGAATGAAGTTGTTGTACCCTGATCTTCGCTATGTGAAGGACGACA